CACCAAGCTTCTCAGCCTTGCGTTTAGCAATGTTGCCAAGCTCGCCAAGCTCAGAGAACTTATTAAGTTTTTCTTTGCTAAACTTAAGTTCGTAGCCACCACCTTCAGCACGCTGAAACATATTCAACCCATCTTTTTGGTTGATTTGATCACTGATGTAGTTAGTTAGTGGACGACGAAGACTGTCAATAAGTCTTGTATGATCTTTGTCATACTTCTCGGCGTTAGAAGAAAGCTTTTTATAATCTGTTTCCGCCAGCTTGGCATTAGTTTTACGGCCTCCAAGATTAGTAATCTTCATGCGCTGAGTAGCGCTGTCTTTAAGTTCTTGGAGGTAATCCTTACTTGAAAGTTTATCTTCATAAAAAGCTAGCTTCTGAGTAAGTGGTCCATCATCCTTACCCAGTAGTTGCTTGTAGGCCTTTTGATCTAATTCCTTATCTTCAAGCTCACCTAAAATATTGTCACCGTCTACAGCAGGTTCAGTTTCTTGCGGACGGTCCTCAGCATCAGGTTCTTGTAGATCAGGTATAGGTACGGTTTCTCTACCACCCTCTAGAGGGCGATTGATAGTGCCTGGTGCGTTAGGAGTACCACCGGGTCCACCACCACGAGTCTCGTTAGGGTTACGACCAGTCGAAGGAGAAGTGTCTCCCACACCTGGACGTGGTTCAACACGACCAGTCGAAGGAAAAGTGTCTCCCACACCTGGACGTGGTTCAACACGACGACCAGGTGCAGTCACACCGGGTGCAGTGGTATCTGTTTCACCAGGAAAAGCACTGGTTGATTCAGGAACCTTCCCATATCTAGTGCCATCCTTATAGAACTGCTCACCTTCTCGTGTTGCGTAGTCACCCGCTGCGTTGACCTTGAGTCTTTTACCTACAACGCTTGCAGCTTGTCTTTGGATCTTGAGGTCAGGGTTGTTGTCGAACTGACTGTTCAGAGTTTTCTGAAGGTAGTCATCGTTGAAATTTAAATTACCAGCAAGATCCTTAAGTTCTTTAGCTTCGTCACGAGTAAACTTATTGTCAGAGACCATCTGCTCCAACTTACTGTTGAACTTAGAGGTTAACTCTGCACGTCTTTCTCGCTCATCATTACGCTGATCTTCGTTTGCATCATCGTAGAGCTTTGTGTATTGCTCGTTAAGCTGTACACGTGCACCCTTTTTCGATAGCTGCCTACGGATGTAGTTGATGTCAGTTTTAGAGGCACCCTTACTAAGTAGAAAATCTACATCCTTATTTCCGAAAACACCTTTGTTGCCAAGTACACCTTTAATGTCCCAAGAGTCAAAGGTTTCAGCGTATTTTTTCTTTTGACTTTCTGTTAATGCCATTGGTTCATTGTTCCATACGATCAATTAACCACTCCACAACAGAACGTTGACCAGAGCGGTACATGATTTTTTCAATTGAATCTTCAGGAGTAGGTGTAACGGGTGGAAACCTATCTTCCATTTCAGTTAGTACAGCTCTAGCCTCCATTCCGAAGACCTCAAGCATATTGGGGGAGATTGACATTGCTGTGTTCAAAGAATGCAGGCATTCTTCCTGCCTTGGTTTCTGCTAGTTCAGGTGCTTTGCCTTCATACATAAGACGATCACTAGAAGCAAGCCAGAATTGTTTATCTAAATGTTTATCAGATGATTTACCCAAAGGTTGCATCACCCAATTGATAGTTGCCTTCCGGAGTTTATCAAGAGAAGGACTGATGTTATACCCCAGCTCAGTATGAACCAGACTATTGGTAGCCACATGAATTTGTTCATCTCGACTGATGTCAGCACTTACTGTTCGCATACCAGCGTCACCATTAAAGCGAAAGAATGGTAGAAGAACGAAGAAAATTGCACGCTCGGCAACCATCGCTTTGGTGATCGTGTGATCAGGATGCGCTTCCCAAGCAGCTTTGAGTTTGAGGGCTTCAGCTTCCGCTTTCTCATCAACGCCGTAAGCAGAGGCAATGTAACCAAGTGCCACGTCGTGGTTCTCTTCGTCGGTGACATTAGATCGCAGGAGATCACGCGATGCTTTCGGTACGTCAGTGGATAAAGCATCAGTAATAAAATCTCCCACAGGTAGTTCCATATGTCGCAATGCAAGAGCACGGAGGATCGCTTCCTCCGCACCTTGTTTGCATGTACCAGCACTCACTTGTACTGGTGTCCATTTTCTTTTTCGAGCAAGTAGTTTTTGATACGGATTCATTCTTGACAATCACATTGAGGTTCTAGAGAAGACTCCTCAAACAGGTTGGCAAGATAGTCATCAATGTCGTCATCACCCAAAGCGGCGTACGCACTTGACTTATCCTGCACATCACCCATTACTTGGAGCGAGTAGTAGAGGGAAGTCTGGGGCGATTCCAGCCACTCTTCAATAAAAGACTCATCCATAGTGACCATGTCTGACCACCAATTTTGTGAGTACCCGTGAAGAAGTCCAGTCCTATCCAACAAAAGCATAATGTTGTCGGATACTTTCTTGAATGCCTCCCATCCGACAGCAGAGGCAATTTCTACGTCACCGTAGTTATATGTTTGGACACCAAAGGTGCCACTGTCCCTATCAACAGTGGTAGCAATAGGCGGTGCAATTTCAGGGGTAGAAGTAAACCCATCAACATCCTGTGAGCGGTAGCTACAAGACGCTGTGGGGGCGATTGCAAAGGCACGGACCATGTTGTTCTGCCTGGCAATTTGAGCAGCTGCTTCAATGCCATCACGCAGTTGTTTAGCAAGCTCGAATGCTGGAGATGCTTTTACCAGTCCTGAATTGAGAGATTCCAGGGCGTCTCCGAATTGGTTGTAGGTGATTCCATATCGCCTAAGAAGGTTAGCGAGTCCAAGCATCCCGAGTCCGACTTGACGGTCGGTTTCAGCTGGGAGATACTCTCCTGTATCACCGACACCAGTTCGAGAGTGGAGCTTGCACAGCTCCGACATACCCTGAACGAAAGCTTGCGGGATGTTGTCGAACTCACAGGCAGCGAGATTGATATGTTCAAGCAAGCACGTTCCGCGTGATCGCAAGTAAACTTCAAGGCAGACATTTCCATAGATTCGTTGTCCTTCATTGTCATACTTAACTTTGTTGAGCCATACATCACCACGCTTCATGCTGTTCAGTAGCTTGACGCGAGTGACAACATCCATCTGTTCCCACCACTCTTCGTTGATGTCAACGCAACGCTTGACCCAAGGAAGTTGTTCACGTGGTGTATTGATGAACTCCTCAATGTCAGGATGATTGGCATCAAGGTGAAGGACAATTGCACCATTCTTGTATTTACCACCACGACGCAAGACCTCATTCAAAGTAGAATAGATCTTCCCGAACGAGACAGGACCAGAGGCAACAAGCCCTTTGCCATTATCGTCTCCTTTGGCTCGGAGTTTGCTGAGGTGGATGGCAACCCCTGCTCCATTTCGCAAGGCGTGTGATGCGAATCGCCAGCTGGCTTCAATGCCTTCTGGACCTTCCATGGAATCTTCAACTACAAATACTGTGCACGACACAGGGAGACGGCCATCGGGATCATCAATCCACGATTGGACACGTCCAGTTCTAGAGATAAGTTCAGGCATTTACGAGATCGTTCAAAATAGGTGGTTGGTAGTTCGGTCCTTTCAAGACCTTGCCGTCAGCACGGCGGATTGGTTTACCGTCCAAACCAAGCTTGGACATGTTTGATTTATGGACACGATCAAGTGCTTCCTCTAGATCCCATTCCATATTTTCAGCGTATTGGAAGCAGACATAAACAAGATCTGCTAGCTCCTTTAGTTCATTTTCGTACGGTTCATTCTCAACCGCTGAAGCAAACTCTTTAGCCTCTTCAGCGATCAAATCCCGTTGCATAGTCCGGTTCTCCATCGCGTTCTGGATTCCATACGCCGACCGGAATTCGATTGCTTGATCGCTCAGACTTTTCGATCTGCAATGTGCAGTGGTGGAGTTCATTTTCAAGATAGTGGATAGCCTTCTTAAGGTCTTGAGTCTTTGTGTTATTACTTTTGAAACCGGCTCTGCAAATATATTTAATAGCATTGCCAAGGTGGTAGTTGAGGTCTTGGTCTCTAATGAAATCCCATACTTCTATTTGACCTCGGGTGTAGTGGGTGGGTGATTCGGCCATTGTTTGATCAGATTAGTAACAGTATTAGATAGAACGAAGTTCTGCTTTTGAAGAGCAAGAAAGACCGTGATTAGATCTTTCTTATCTGCTTCAGGAAGTAGATCCTCTATCCTTCTCATCTTGAACTGTTGCTCCATCGTCAACTCTGTAACCGGGGGTGGGGGTCCAAGGAATGACTTGTCTGTTGATTGGGTCATAGTCTTCACAGGTAAGGATTCTTGCTAGACGTGCGTTCATCAATGCAGCGTCTTCATCAAGCTCCTTATTTGCAAAGGCTTTCACAACTGTCTCCCAGCTGTAACCATCTTCGTCAAACAAAGCGACTGCACGTTTGACACCGATACCAGGGACACCGCTGTAACCATCTGTTTGATCACCAGCCAGTGTCTGAATCAAGTGCCACTTAGCACCCTCCTCAGGTGTGATGTGGAGTGTCTCGTCTAGGTTGTAGACACGGCCTGGGATCTGACGCATGTCTTTGTCTGGACTGACAATGATGTTGCCAGGATTTGCAGTAGCGTAGATACCCATGGCATCATCAGCTTCAAGCTCAGGCATCCTGATAACTTCATAGTCATTTGCAAGTTCTGTAATTACGCGCCTGTATCCACAGGGCTTTTTACGATTCCGATGACCCTTGTAATCGGGAAAAATTTTCTTCCTAAAATTCTTAGAGTCACTGAAAAACAAGATAAGTTCAGGCGTATCCCACAAGAACTCATTCTTGATTTTATTTAGTTCTTTTAGAACATTGTTGTACGCATCGCTAAATTTACTGGTGACAAGGATGACATCATCACCCCAGTCGATCTCCGTTTCAGCGGCAGCGCAGGATTTATAGACAATAAAGTCTGCATCTACCAGCAGTTTCATTTACCCTGACCCACGTGAGTGAGTTGTTTAGACCAAAAATTTTCGAGCCCTGGTGGACAATGTGGTGGAGAGTTGGGTGCTGTCGTGAGTTGTTTCCATCTAATTCTCCAGTCCATGATGTCGCCGTAAGGAATGACAAGAACAGGGTAGATAGGAAGTTCTACATTGGAAGCGGTAGGAGTCTTCCAAGAATAAACACCTTTTCTACATTGATGATATTGGGCGAGTTTAACGTCAATCTCTACGAGTTGATCTTCAATTTTTAAAACAATGTCAGTCTTGCCATCGCATCCAGCGTTTCGGAAAACATCAGCTCCCTTCCATTCTGCGATAAGACAAACATAAAGTTCAGCAATATCACCCCTACGGTTAGTACTTAGCTCAGTGCGTAGCCGCCCAAGACTCTCCTTCGCTGGTTTCAGCTTCGATTGGGACTCTGAGGTTGTAGTATTCTCCAGCAGCGATTGCTGAGTATACCAAGGATGTTGATAAGTCTTCGGCGTGCTCTCTTGCACACTCGAATTGTAATTCGTCATGTATAAATGCTAGTTGTGATGCACACAACTTCGTTTGGTGGATAGTTTCGTCGTTGATAACAAGCCAACGCTTTGCAATTACACCGGCTCCTGACTGGAGCAGGTAGTTAAGGGCTTTGTGAGGACTATCTAGATTGATCTTCCGACCATCAATAGATTTTACAAAGCCACGTTTAGAAGCAATGTCAATGGCTTCCAATAGTTCAGCCATGCCAGGAATAGCAGCAACAAAGGCTTCTCTAATCTCTGCTCCTTTCTTCTTTGCCTTAGCTGATGAAAGTTGTGGGTCATAGCTGTGCCCGATCTTTTCGTTACCAGCTCCATAGCACCAGGCATAGGTGATGGTTTTGATCTGCCTACGAGAGACACCTACTTTGTCAGCATTAACTTGATGGATGTCACCATTCAAGAGAACATCTGCAAAATGTGTGTCCCATTTAGATAAGTAATGCCCAAGCATTCTTAACTCAATACCACTAAGGTCAGCACCAACCATCACCTGTCCAGGTGTAGCGGTAAATAAAGCTCTGAACTCAAGATCACTAGGGACTTGCGCTAAGTTTGGCTTACGATGTGCACAACGATGTGTCGCTGTAGCAACCGAACAATGGTGGTGAATACGATTATGTTTCGTGGATAGTTTCAGCCATGCGTTCATGCCGTTCGACAGCATCCCAAGCATTTTCGTTACCGTCAAACATCTCGCAAACATCGTAGAAATCTCTGACCCAATCTCGGTCAGAATAACTTCGTCCACGATGGGCTTCCCAGTAGCTGTCATCTGGGTTGGCTTCCAACCATAGTACGTTTGCAATATCCATGAGATGTGATCGCGAGAGGTAGGGTTTAGTTCTTTGAGTCGGGTGAAGGGTGCACCTTCGATGTAGCCGCTAGTTTTGTTATTTCGTTTTGGAGTGAATTCACTTCCTGCGACGTAAGGGTGTCGCGTGCGAAGTACTTCTTCAAGATCTTGAAGTTCTTGTTGGAGAGACGATGCAAGTTGCCATGCAGACCGCTCATCGAAATACCATCCATGTTGTTCTTGCGTAGCTAGTATTTGTGCAACCTTGTGCTCTAACGCGACCCACTCAGGTAGGGGTGGAAGTGTTCGCATAGTTTGCGTGTAACGTTTACGTCTTGTATGCAGTATTCCTGCATTTCTTGTGACCACTCTTTCCAATCAGTGGTCTTACTGAAACATCCTTTGTATTCACCTAAGCGGTATCCCCAGGCTTCAAGAGAATGCCTTCCACGTAATTGCAATGAGTGACGTGGATCGTTCTTTTTTGAATCTACTTTAAGAAGGTCCGTGTGATATAGCCGCGACAAAAGTAAGGTGTCAACGACCAATGCTTTGCATTTAAACCACGGGTAAATTTTTTCAATAACTGGAATGTCATACGAAATAACATTGTGACCGCAGATAATGTCTGCTTCTTCAAGCAGTTGTATTCCGCGAACGATCGGCTCTTCAGAACCCTCGTCGTTAAATACATACGTCTCATTAACCTCCGAGTCATAAATGACCAAACAGTGAATACGGGTAACATCATTTAGAAGACCGTCCGTCTCCAGATCGAATACCAGCATGTTTCCAAACGTAAGTTTTGTCGATAAATTGTGCTTTCTTGATCATCTCCTCAGTAGGAGGATTAGGTGGCGTCAAAATCGCCTGCTGATGAGGAGATTCAAAAATCTGTTGACGGGTTGAATTGTTTTGATTCATAGAATTTGCACTTTTCTTTGTCGTATTTCAGCTGACACGCGATGCCAGTTTCCCCAGTAAAGCGATTCTTGAGGACTCGCACTGTTGTATCAGCGTGTTCATCTGAACTCTGTTGATCTCGTTCAAGTCCAATAACTGCGTCAGAGATTTGGCTAATGCTGTGACTTCCACGCAGCTGTCCAAGTGAAACTTTTGCTCCATCTTCATGTCCTTTGTCGCCTTGTGCTCTTCGTAGGTGAGACACAAGGAACATCGAGATACCTGTCTCTTCACACAACGACCGAAGCTTGGTCATTGTGGTGTCGATCATCTTCCGTTCATCACCGTCTAGACCTGACAGCAAGATGCTGAGGTGATCTAGAAATACAATCCTGCAGTCGAGTCCCGCAGCGAGGTAGCGAATTCGGGAGATGATGTTATCAGGATCAAAAGAACCAAACCCATCAAAAAGATAGAGGTTCCACTGAGCAAGAGTGCTTTGATAAGCCTCGGTGAGATCAGATCGTTCATGTGTTCCTATGTGAAATTGTTTACCGCAAGCTGCAGACATAAGTCCCAGTGCAGTACGTCTGTTTGATTCTTCAAGTGCCACGTACCCAACCCTCTCTCCTTTGGAAAGAAAGTGGGTAGCAAGTTCACGGCAGAGAGATGACTTGCCTTGGCCTGTACCGCTGGTGATAGTTACTAACTCACCTGCACGTACACCTTGTAGTTTTTCTTGTAGTCCTGGGTACGGATACTCATGAATGCAATCCTGTTGGGGTTCGATTACAAGTGAAAGTAAAGACTTTCCATCGACAATCCCGTCAGGCTTATATGGTTGAGCATTCCAAATAGCTTGACGTACCGCCTCAAGATTATTGTCTTGTGCGGCATCTGAGGCGTCCTTATAGCTTTTGAGATCAGCGATCTTGACCTTGCCAGGTGGCAATACGCTTGCCGCTTCCTGCGTCGCCTTACGGCCTGCATCATCGTTATCGAAGAACAGGACGACCTCATCCCAGTTCTCAAGCCACTCGTAGTTGTGTTTGATTGATTTCTTTGCAGCCGCTGCGCCATACGGGAGTGACACAGCTTCCCATGTAGGGAACGCTTCTCTGCACGTAGCAGCATCAATCTCACCTTCGCATATAACCATTCTCTTTCCTTTGTGTCGGAAGAGATGTTGGCCGAAGAACCTCCCATCTGATTCTCCTTCGTATCTAAATTCTTTGTCTTTTGTCTTGGTCTTTATCCCAACAATTCGTCCAGAGCTGTCTCGATAATGGAAGCATAAGATGTCCCCATCTGCTGTGATTCCATATTCCTCACAAACTCGTTCAGAGATTCCTCGCTTTGAAAGTCGGCGTGGGAATCCTCTTTGTTCCATTCGTTGTACATAGGTGGTTTTGTGATTGTGAACATTGCCGTCTCCGCCTTTCCAGGTGTGACAAACAAAACAGAAGGTGTGTCCATCTGTATAGAGGCTGTTGCCATCCGATGAACCACACTCTCCACAAGGTATGTGTCGTTCAAACTCGCTTGTCATATCAGCCAATCAAGCGGGATGTTTGCCCAAGATGTCCAAGGAATACCAAGCTTTTCACAGTACTTGGCATATGTTGTCTTTGATTTTTTACTAATTTTGTTAAACGGTGCCTGAAACACCATACGAAGATCAATATCAGGATGTTGTTGTTTAACAGCTTTGATCTTCCTACGGTCAGCACTATCCCAATAACCTTTGGTTTCCAACCAGACCCCGTTTGGAAGAACGAAGTCTGGCGTATAGGAATGTTGGATTACATATGGGATCTTGGTGCTTTCGTATTCATACTTGACACCTAGCTCGACGAGAAGGTCAGCAACCTTCTCCTCTAGCCCAGATCTGAATGCCATCTACATTGATTGATTTTTTGATGTAAGAAACGCCGCGATACTTCAATTGCTGCTCACGACGAGCAGAGTTTTGCTCACGGACCCGTTGACGAAGTTCGACTGTAGGCATGATTAAATCTTGAAGTACTTGACCCCCGTTCCATGGTCAAGCGACATGCGTCTCCATCCGTTATTGGTAACTTGTCCTGATAGACGGATTTCGATGAACGTACGTTTCTTATCCGATTGCTGGTGCTTTCAGTGCAACAGGAGTTGTGTCAGCTGATGCAAGATCCAGCGGGAAGTTATGTGCATTCCGCTCATGCATAACCTCAAAGCCGAGGTTTGCACGGTTCAGAATGTCAGCCCAGGTGTTTACCACATGGCCTTCTTTGGCAACAATGGATTGGTTGAAGTTAAATCCATTCAGGTTGAACGCCATGGTAGATACACCAAGAGCAGCAAACCAGATGCCAACAACAGGCCAAGCTGCCAAAAAGAAGTGGAGACTACGGCTGTTGTTAAAAGAAGCGTACTGAAAAATAAGACGACCAAAGTATCCATGTGCGGCTACGATGTTGTAAGTCTCTTCCTCTTGACCAAACTTATATCCGTAGTTCTGACTTACCTCTTCTGTCGTTTCACGGATCAGACTAGAAGTCACTAGGGATCCATGCATCGCGCTGAACAGTGCACCACCAAAGACACCAGCCACTCCCAGCATGTGGAAGGGGTGCATCAAGATGTTGTGCTCCGCTTGAAACACGAGCATGTAGTTGAAGGTCCCAGAAATTCCAAGTGGCATACCATCCGAGAAGGAACCCTGACCAAATGGATACACCAAGAAGACTGCAGTAGCAGCTGCGACTGGTGCGCTGTAAGCGACGAAAATCCATGGTCGCATTCCTAATCGATAGCTAAGTTCCCACTCGCGTCCCATGTAAGAAAAGACGCCAATGAGGAAGTGGAAAACGACGAGCTGATATGGACCCCCGTTGTAGAGCCATTCATCAAGTGTATTAGCTTCCCAAATTGGGTAGAAGTGAAGTCCGATGGCATTGCTGCTCGGAACGACGGCTCCCGATATGATGTTGTTTCCATACAACAGGGAGCCAGATACGGGTTCTCTGATTCCATCAATATCAACAGGTGGCGCTGCGACGAACGCCGTAATAAAACAAATGGTTGCGGCTAGAAGGCATGGAATCATTAGGACACCAAACCAGCCAACGTATAAACGGTTATTAGTGGACGTTACCCACGCGCAGAAGTCATCCCAGTTGGATGACCGCTGCTGTGCAATAGTTGCAGTCATAGCGGGATCAATTAATTACCTGAACCTCCCACCCACCGCAATTAATTACTTTTTCTTAGCTGTCTTTGCAGCCCGCTTGAAGTTAGATGCGGTTGGTGCACCTTTACTGCCAGGCTTTCTCATCTTTTCTCCACTGCCAGCAGCGATACGCTTACGCTTGGCGTGGATGTTTGCATACAATCCAGGTTTAGCCATTTAGCATTTCCATTTACGAAGAGCAAGTGCTTTACGAGTAGGTCTACCTTTGGAGTCCTTCATCGGACCCTTGACCCCACCCATGCGTGCACAAAAAGATTTTTTACGTTTACCGCCACCAGGCTGTGGAGCCTTGAGGTTAGATCCGGTTTCACGATTGTATTTTTCACGGCCAGCTTTAGTCAGCCCTCCAGTTCGGGACTTATGCTTACCGATCTTCAGACTGACATTCTTAGCCATTACTTTTTCTTAGTTCCTTTTTTAGGGGGACGGCCTTTCTTAGTGCCGTATGTTCCTTTTCCTTGAGGCATAATAATTACTTTCCGTTGAAACCTTTTTTGAATGCTTTAGCTAAAGGAGTGCCGTCCATCTTGGTTTTACCAGGTGGTGTATATGGACGACCTCCCTTTTTAGGGTCTTCACCTTTAGGGGTCTTTTTGAGAATACCTTTAAGAAGTGGATTGATTGCCATTACCAAACTCCGGGGATAATTTGTCCAGTCAAGGCATACGCACCTAGCGCAGCCATGACACCTAGCATTGCTAGGCGTCCATTGAGCATTTCTGCTTTTTCGTTGTGTGACACAGTGTATTTTTCGTCGAAGGTTATACGTGGTTCAGTAGGCCAGATTTGAGTGTCATTCATTGTGGTCAGGTACTATCCATTGAGTGTAAATATCGTCGTAGCAATAGACTTCCTCTCAGAAGTCATCCTCATCATGTGCGGTTACGTTCGGGTCATTGGCTTTGAAGCCTTGTGTTTTACCAAACAACTGCGCAACATCTTCCGGTGCCATGTCACCTGCATCAACACCAGCTTGGCCGTTGCAAGAAACAACTTGGACACCAACCAACTTAAGAGACGTGCCATAGGTGACACCATCCTTAAGAATGTAGGGCTTTTGGAAGAATGCCAGCTTAACCTGACTCCCACTATAAATCGGTGTGCGAGTATCAGTAATCGCTGTACCTTCAGTGTCAACAATAGGAGGCTTGGTGTCTTCGTTCCAGCTGAATTTGACCGTGTACTTGCCATCGGCTACCTCTTCCCAAGGTTCGGGTTTAAGAGATGAACGCTTTGGATTCTTGAGTTTTGACTCCGCCCACTTGAGCGTGTCAGTTCGATCGTCTTCAAGTTTGTCGATCATGTCTTGATCAACAACGGCTTTCAATGAATAGCCAAACTTAGACGGTTGCATTACAGCCTGATAGCCCTCAAGGACAACAGGCTCAGGAGTTACAAATGTGTTACGTGCCATTAACAAAAGAAATAGGTGGATTCAATTACTGACTCAGGTTTTAACGTGTCAATAATCGGTGGTTTAGATTCAGCGCCAATCTGTTGCGCCCAATCTGTTAGGTAGTCATGCTCCGCAAATAAGTACATGTATGTTTCACGAACGATTTGTGAAAGCATAGACATGTCAGTAGCACGACAAAGTACCGAGTCGTGTATGAGGGAAATCGGAGCGTTGAAGCGTGTTGCAGATAGGTGAAGTAAAGACGCATCAAGGGAGTGGATTAAGTTGGGAGCAGTTGCATTCTTGTGATGATTTTTATCTACTTCATCAGTGTTGCCATCAGCCACCTTGATTTGACAACGTCCTAACAACTGAAGCTCTACCATCTTCAAGTCTTTCTTCATTAGTTTTTGTGTTACCACAAAGCCTGAAGGTGTGACCCAAGAGAGTTCAGTAGCTCCTCTATCAATGGCCGCAGCCACCTCTTGCTCAATCCACTTCATTACACGCATAGGACCAGGAACAATGACGTTCATGGCATCACGTACAGCTTTGACAACAGCAGTGAGATCTTCCTTTTCTACTTCTATACCTTTCTCAGCTAATGCTTCACGTATGTATCCACGGTTGCTGAAAGGTTTAGCGTTGTAAGGAACAGTCATCACTGTTCGTTTTGTTGTCTTCCTGTCCATGTACGGTTGTAGATGAACAGGTACGTGAGGTTTAGCTTCTTCAGCTATTACTTTGTATGCGTCTTGTGGTCTATCACTAGGAAGGACGTTGACTAATTGTGCTGTACTTTTATCTCTCGCCAATCCGGCAAGAATTTGTAGCCCACTGCACGTAGCATCAACGGCGACACAGCTGTTAGTGTGAATACGATCACGCTTGATGACGCAATGATAGTACTCATCACAGGCAGCAAGGAAAGTCCAAGGCTCGTCAGCTCCTTCCCACTCAGATAGGTTTCCGATTGGGTCTTTTGCAATACGTGTAATTAGATCTAGGTTTTCAAGCGTCCATGTGAGGCGTTCAGCAATGGTGTCTTTTGTTCTGCCATATGTAGTGGCACATTGAAATGACAACCAGCTTTCAGCCGTCTCTGTCATTGGCGCGTGATTGTGAAACTTTAGTAGGGATTTACCAAAGTCTGTATCTTGTGGTGTCAAGAATGCTGGGATTGGATAAGCCCTACCCCGATAATCAAATGACCAAGGAATAAAGAACTTATCTACATCCTTGAATCTTTCCACCGCATTCATTGTCATCCGTGTTCGACATGACTTTTTAAATGCTTGTGCATTGATGTTGCAAACCTCTGCAGCTCGTCGCCTGTAATCGTGACGTGCTTCCGCATTATCAGCGATGTCAGGTGGCTTGGGTGGTAGAGGTATCTCAACAATCGGAATGAATTTTCCGACTTGCATTTGTCGTCTTTGTAGTGTCTCAGCGACCTCAACAATGAACGGGTTCAGGGTGTACGCAACCTTTTGAATCCTGTTTAAGAACTCAACGGGTTGTTCTCCCTGTATACGGTAGGGATTGCCCCGACGCACCATGTCGTAGCCACGCATCACCTCATTCAGGATGTATCCGCCATGCTTTCCGTCAGGTGTCCAGTCGTTTGGCTCGACCAACATCGGCCATGCCAACGGGCTGAACAGCTCCGCCTTGGACATGATCTCGTCCTTGACGGATAAAAACTCAGGCGTAGGACTCACTTCAAGAATTGTTTTGCGTCCTTGTCTACGGGTGGTTTTCATGAAGTAGTTGCTGACTTCACAAATGCAGTCCAGCAACCATCCACCAAGCTTGACCCTGTTTGTCCTTCCCCAGTGTTTCCAATGATCAACGTCATAACGATTCATCAACGTTGTGATGACCTTGACCTTCTGAACTGTACCTATTGAACGGTGAAAATAGTTTTCCTTGAGAACATTGAGAAGACCAGGAACGTTGCGTTCGTAGTGACGCATCATGCACTCATTCTCAACCGCTTGACCAATTGAATCGGTCACACTCGTGACTGTTGATTGACCTGGCTTGGCGCTGAAAACCTTGTCAAAGGTAACTTTTAAAGCAATAGCTGCAGCAGCTTCAGGTTCAATGTCAGCAAGAAAGCGTATGATCTCTTTAAAAGCTCGTCCTGTCTTCCTTTCTCTTATCCGATCATTAGTCTCTTGAATACGTGCAACCACAAGAGGAAGCAACTGGTCAATAGAAACAACTCCGTAAACAGAAGCACTCGCATAACTCTTTTCCTCAAGTTTGTAAGTGTTGTCTCGTAACTCTTTTAAACCTTGTCTGATTTGTTCTCGTTCAAGAGCTATTTGTTCGTCAATCTGTGCTGGTGTTGGCAATAAGACTCCGCGTTAGATGTGGGTATTACACGGTTGACCTAGTGGAACCGTGATTGTGAAAGGAAGGCCAGGGCGCGGACCCTGACCTTTGCACTAATGAAATTCAGTCGCTTGCGAACCTGAAACTAGCGCGTCTACCAATTCCGCCACATCCGCGTGTGGATTCCAGCGATTGGACTCGCTGAGAACTGTCGGCGTTTCCGACCGGAACAAGGTAGCAGAGCACCCATTAGTCACGCCTAGATCGCAGCCATGGCCTCGATTGAAGCCTTGTTCGTGACCTTGGCGTAGCGCAACGTTGTCTCGATGCGCTTGTGTCCCATCAGCACCATCAGGGTCCGCATCGGAGTCCCTGCTTCTGCGTGCCACGTCGCAAAGGAGTGACGTAACGAGTGGAAGCAGTAACCCTCAGGCAACCCGACGTAACGACGGACCTTGTTAAAAGCTCTTAGGAGCTGGTCTTTGGTCGTCCAGTCATCAAACACCCTGACGTTGGGTGAAACGTCTTCCAGGCGATTCTGGAGGGGTGTGGTGATGCGTTCGTGAATGGGAATGGATCTGTAGTTCCCAGCCTTGGTCACTACGTCCGGTCTCCCACCCACGTGGATGGTGTTGAGAGACAAATCAATGTCCCTTGCCTTGAGCTTGAGCAGCTCTCCCTGTCGCATCCCTGTGAAGGCTGCAACTTGGATGATCTCTGCCAAGTCCAAGCGGTTGAACACATCAACCGAGGCATGACACATCTGATTCACATCCTCCTTTGTGAAGAAAAGGATGCGTCCTTCTGTTTCTTTGCGTCGTTTGAACTTGGGCGGTGGTCCACACAAGTCATCGCAAGCGCAATGATTCAGAACTGTTGAGATTGCACTAATGCAACGATTGATCGTAGCGTTAGACATACCATTGTCTTCTAGATCTACTGCCCATTGATTAACAAGAGCAGAAGAAATCTTGGAGGTAGGAAAACTACGTCCGTGGTGCTCAGTGAAGTGACCAGCATTGATCATGTTGGTCTTCCGGCTGTTGCCGCTACGCCACGTATCACGGGTGCGAAGTGTGTAATCCACAGCTTCACCCCAAGTGAATTGTTTAGCCATTGAGTTGGGTAGATAACTGTTTAGCTAGGTTGCGTCCCTGCTGTGTTAACCGCAGGAAACGGAGTCGTTTGTTGGGTTGGTAGACCTCCTTTGTGATCAGGTTGAGTCCTCGCTTTGGGTTGCTGCGGTGCTGACCAGTGAGCCACGTCGTGCAACGTGAAGCACTAGCAGCAGTCAGACCAAGTTCATCCTGTAGTTCTGCCGTAGTGCAACCGTCATCACGGGTGGCTACGAACAAGAAACAAGACATGACCTGAGCAGGCATCTCAACGTCAAGGACGCGGAGAGTCTCGACTACGCTCAACATGCGGAGCATGTCGGAGCGGATGCCGATGTTTAACGCGTCCATGACGACAGCGAAGACAACGGCAACAGTCTACCCGATACTTGCCCATGTGCAAAATAATACATTGGGGTTCGGTCCATAGGTCAAAGAAGGACTGTTCGTCCTTAGAGATACAAACGTCAATCAATTAAGACTTTTTTAATAGTTGTTCGCGGAGAGTGTACGCACGAGATCCAACAGGCAGGTCCTCGTTTTCAAGCAACCTTAGGAATCGTTCATCCTCTAAACATAGTTTGTAGAAACGCTCAGCTACTGCGTCGTAACAGTACTCACTAACACTTATGTCCAAGAGAGCACATGCGGCTTTGAGTAAACGCGCACATTCAGGAGCCATGTTGAAATTGATGCGCTTCATAGGCTGAATAGTTCACCTAGATACAACGCTAGTGTCGTCGATAAGCTGTTCAGTAGCAAGCGCTACGATTTCATCTTTGTGTGAATGTTCTTTAATTTCCTTGACAAGCTGCTGCACAAGGCGATCAGCTGTCTTCTTGCTCATCTTCATAGTCTTCAATGTCGAGTTGTGATACGAAATGGATTTGTTCAGGTGTACAAACGGTGAATTCAATGCCGTCTTTCTTCATCAGCTGCGAAACTTTCTTTTCAGCAGCAGATCGTCGTTGGTAGACATACTCTTTGACCTTCTTTGTTTCAAGGTCTGACTCCCTGATCACAGCACAAATGTTGCTGGGTAATTCCCAAGCTGCGATCTTGAAGTCCATGATCTCATCGTACGTGTGTGGCAGAAACAACTCATCAGGTGCATCCTTGAACTTTTGCCAATTGTTTGGAAAATACTTTTTACCACTCATAAGTTCTAATTACGTCCTTTAGTTGTGCATTACGGTTCGTGGACAACTCAAGAGCAGACCAAGCGGCATGTTCAAGGTCGGGAGCGTAGACATATTCAGTCCAACGTTCCTCACCGTCTTGTAAAACAACCATGTATTCATCAAGATTCTGTTTTCCCAGTAGTGGCATGTGCGTCCTTGCTTCGTGATTGTGAACGTTTGCGGGCTGGCCGCGGCTTAGGTAGGTACACGTCACGCTTTACAAGGGCTTTGTATCGTGGCGTCCAAGGATGATCAGGAAAGTGATGCAACCAACAACCAATGGCGTTCTTGATCAACCAATCATCTGTCTTTTCTTTGTCAGGCATATACAAATTGTTTGTTTAATTCGATCCGCTTATCATTCACAAAGCTGTAAACCTTGTGCCAATCAACACGGAGGGCTGCGTCCATGATGTAAGAACACAGCACAATAAAAAGGACACAGGTAAACTTCACTGCGTCCATGATGAAAGCAAGCATGATGCGTAGCGCAGCCAAGAATGCAGGCCAACGCTTCACAAGAGAGTGGAAATCGTGTGTCATTGTTTGATGAATGATCTACGGTCGAGTGTGTGAACAATGTTGAGAAGCTGCGTCCTTGAGATCAAACCCTTGTGATAATCAGCAAGGGCGACACATTGCAGCTCTTTGATTTGCTTTTGTGTCATTCAATATCATCCGAGAATTCAGAGATGCACGACAAGTATGCGTACATGTACTGATTGAATCGTGGATAATGTGCATCACCAAATGCATCAGGCTTGGCATGTTCGACCACGTCGTTAATGTGGTCGTACCAACTGTCTACATTTTCATGCAGTTTGTTGTAAGTCATTGTGTCCGTGAGATAAGACAACGAGGGGTGAGTCCCTCAAATAACCCGCCACACGGTTGCCCATGTGGAAGGGTTGTTAGTGGGAATCAAACAACGCCATACCAACCGGAGTTGGTCATAGCTGTGTCATTGACGTACCAGACAAAATCTTTTTGATAGATAGTGTCCGTCTCATCACCAAACTCAGCGAGTAATGCACGCAACCTTGAACGGGTTGTGTTTGTCTTCCAGCCAGCGTGACTGACTTTGATCCAATCATCACCGAGTTGTGCAATCTCATTGCCATGTAGATACACATGATGTGTACCCTCTGTGTCCTTGATCACTGAGGTGTTGGCCTGTGACCAGTGCTGGCAATCGTCATCGATTGCACGACACATAGCTTGTTCGAGCTTGCGCATAGTTGACCTAGTGAAACGATAAGGGGACTAAGTCCCAGGCCTGGCGAGGGAGTCGAACCCTCGCTGCACCATCAGGCAGTGATAGGCATCTCGGATGCACTGAGTCCACGAAGTGGAGTGCAGCTACCGAGTAGCCGTGTCTTGCAATCGAAGGGCAAGAGGTTTGTGTTAACCCAGAAACCAAGGCTCATGTTTGGGTTCATGAGAAGGTTGAGGATTGCACGACGGCTGACGCAGTCGTACTCGTAGATGTTGCCTTTGGCGTATGCAACTTGCACAACACCACGCAACGGATCAACAACCATACGCTCAACACAGTCAGACGTACGGCAAGGAATGTTGATGAACATGTAGATGAAATAAAGAAACAATTGTTGAGTCCTTGATGACTCAATGACTGGTCAGGGACTCGAACCCTGATGCACGCCGATGCATGCCAGCCTGCCATGAACAAACAATGCGTGTGGCTCCGCAGTGTATATCAAGCTTGCCCTAGTGCAACCAACAGCAAAGCTGTGAAGGAGGTGCCTACCTTCGGACCCTAGTTGCAGCGGCTATGCAGTTGTCGAGGTTCTGAGGCAGTGAGTGTTGATTGAAGATCGAGACTCTCCTCCCCCTTAACAGGGAGAGTCGAGATCAAGATCTACAAAACACTCATCTGGATCCACCATATCACCACTGCAACCATTGCCAACCAGCAACGATGTATCACCGTGATACCACAGCAGCTGAGAACCATTGCAGCAACGGAATGATAAGTCTTTTGGTCGTCAACGATTAATGTTGCTTATCAGCTGAGATCAACTGCTGTCACTGGCTTTCTCAACGTTCTCAATAAGGCCAGACAGATCACGCGTAATACACACGGGTGATCCAACTACCGCGCACGCATCATACGCGCAGGTATCCCCTAAAACCCAGTGCTGGGCGCTAGTTTGCATATCTAACGCGCCCGTGCACACCCCCCTGGGGGGGAACGGAGTCCGGTTTATACCGTAAATAGGGTTAAAACATTTCTGTCATTTTTTATCGGGGTGGTCCGAATGACACATTCCTGAACCTTTTGGTTACTATCTAATCCCTGAACCAGATAAATACCCGGTCCTACGTTAACAAAACCAATAATTAGGCTACCAAGGATCCATTCACACATAACCACACGCCTCTGCGACCATAGGAAACTGCTGAATAATCAGTTTTTTACACTCATCTGCTATAACTTTGTGTTCTAACTGAGTACCATTACTACAACGAAGATCACAATAATGTACCCAACTACGAAGGGTTCCATTCATGTACAACTTAGTAGGAGAACAAAGAGGCAACACATCACGTGCACACTCTTTAGCTACACCAGCACCCAACATCTCGTCATACAACATCTGTGCTTGATCAAAGACGTACTTAGCTTTAAGTTGTAGCTCTTGTTTAGTGAACGGATCTAAGTCATCAATACTATTTTGTCTGTTCTTTGTATCTTGTCTACGAAGATCAGGAACAACAGGATTATCAATGACTGCTGCATACCTTTGACTGAACTCTTGAAAGCTAAAGCTACGGTGTCTAAGGATTTGAGCTGAGATACTACGAGTAGTGTTTATCTCTACACACATATTGACCATCTCTAAAGGAGACCAATGCTTGTGTTTAATGAGGTAACTAATCAACTTACTACTGGTCTCAGTATTGTTTTGATTAGTTGGATTACTTACACGTGCCATGTAAGCAATAAGGTTGTCTCCATCAGGAGTGGAGTGTATTAGTTTTACTTGTGACATACGGGTGGGAATCCTCATAGTTGATAAGTAGAAACATTCAGCGTTTCCAAGATCAACCAGGAGTTAGTTCAAGTGAAAGTAAATTGTGTCTTTTTGTCTTTTGGGCGGTACTTACGGAATATCCATTCAAGAGGATATTACTAAAAGGGGAAGATTTGTTGTCTTCCCCAGTCCAGGGAGTCCACCCTTCTCCCTGTATACGGTAGGGATTGCGTTAAACCCAGTTGGGGACTGAGTTTTTAGAAGTACCTCTTGCTTGTCTTCTTTGGTCTAAATTTAGGCCTAAGACAAGGTGGTTAGCGGCTGATTGGGGGTCATCATGCCACTGTTCAAGCATGTCATTCCACTCTTCCAACTTGCGATCTTTGATGGCTTCATGAGCGGAGATAGCCATTGCGTCAGTAAAGTATTTGACACCTTGTGCAAGACAGTCCAATCTGTCGTCATGTTTAACTGCACCTTTTTCTTTGCACATACGGCTCATCTGATAGAAGAGCATGTACATAAGACGTTTTTCAGGAGCTTCATCAGGGTTTGACTTAAAGTCCCACTCAATGACTTTTCTGTCTACAACAAGGCGGTGTTGGTTGAGAACAGGTTCAAGCGAATCAATGATTCTGTCTTCTTTACGCACATTGGCACGGACCTCTTCGATGTCAACGGCTTGTTTGGTCTGAATGCTGTGCTTCTTGAACAATTCAGCAACAATGCCATCACCAAAGTTAGTTTCAATAACGAGTTTCGTGACACCATACTTTCTACAGCCTTTAAGAATGTCTAACAAGGTTGAGTCGCCGTACCCGTCCCTATACGCACGCATTTCATGCAAGTAGAGGAAGCCGTTCTTCTGAGATATGAATGCTGCGGCTGTTTCGTCCGTGCCTCTACCCGACGGATCAACAGAGCAGATTGTTTCGGTGAAAGGTGTCCACTCCCCAGAGAGTTGCATTGGACTATAAAAGTAATCTCCTGGGAGACCGACTGTGGGTAGGTCTTTAATAATGTTTTGGGGGTCTGAGCACCAGACGACATTGTCAGGAGCAGAGTCGGGATTGACAGAAGTGACAACCAGATCTGCCATTTTAAGCGGGAACTTTTCTGCATCACTAAGGGTTGTGTCTAGTTGGAACTGCAACATGAAGTTGCTTCGACCCATTGCAGCTTCACGTTCTAAAAGGTCGCTATCGCTGAATCGGTCAGGGTCAGTAACTTCCCAAGGCTTAGCCCCGTTATCAACGTCAGACTGCAGTTGAGGAGCTATTAGACCTTCGTAGTTAGCAAGAGACCGTGGAATACGTGCAGGCCAAACCAAAGGTCTGTAGTTACGTTCAGCAAGCTTTCTGTAGACGGTAAAGGTTGTCTGTGGGGTCCCAAGGTACATAATGCGTGAATCCTCTTTAGGAGTAAGGATTGATTCAGCCTCTGTGCACAGTTGTAGAAGTTTCTCTCGCATGAGTTCGGTCATCGAGTTACCAGGAACTTCTATGTCATCAAGGATCATTAAGTCAGCACGGCTACCAGTAAGTTGACCAGTAATTCCCACTGATTTAACAGACGGAGCTTGGTGTGGACTGCAATTAACGTCGAATGATATACGGGACCAACGGGCGTCATCAGATTTAGGACGCAAGTGAACAAGCCAAGGTGTTTCAATGATCAGCTTCTGAAGAAAAATGGACATGTTGTCAGCACGCTCTTTAGAAGCCGAGATGATCATGATCTTTTTTTCGGCATTATTAAAGAGAGTCCAAAGAACAAAAGCACCAGTAATCCAAGACTTTCCGACTCCACGAAATGCTTGGATTTGTAAGCGTTTGGGACCGTGTTGTAGGTAATCTGCGATTGCATATTGTGCTCTTGTGGGTGAAGGAAGGTCAAGCTGCTCCCACAAAGCTTGCAAAAACAGCTTGAAATCGGCCTGTAAGGCCTCTAAAACGTTTGACATATAGATATGTACTTAGAACAGGTCCAAGGGGACTCCTAGAGTCGCTGCGTAGCCGGTAGATTGCATATTGCCGTTAGCACGATCAACAATTTGTGAGCCAGATGAAGGTTCTAAAGATTGACCGGGGAAACCACGCATAGCATTTAGTCCTGCCTTAAGTTTTTGAGAACGATTTAGCTCTTCATCAACAGGACTGAGTAAAGATTCAAACTTTCCAAAACCACCTTGTTTGTTACCTTTAGAACCGTTATTACCGCGTTCCATAAGGCGTAAGTTATACGGATGATGTAAACCACCTTTAGATCTAGGTTCAACGTGATCAACCTCTAACTTACGGTTTCCAGTACGGCCTTCTTTAGCGTTACGTTCTGCAGCAGATGCATATTTGTCACGCATAAACATCTTTTCACCTTCTGACAGCTTGATGCTTTGCTTTTGCTCTGTTCGAGCCATTTCTTTAGCAGCTTGGCCTGCAGAAGTTTTAATTTGATAACCAGAGTTGTAGGGTCCGTTGCCGCGTTCAAAAGTATATGTAGTGCCTTTATAAGAAAATTTGGCAGAAACACGTTTGCCAGGATTAGCTTCTTTACGTGTGAGGTAGGCTTTAAGTTCTTTTTGAAACACAGCCTCAGGAACCCCCTTTGTAGGACGGGGTTTCTTAGCCATATAAAAAAAGCCACCCCTTGCGGAGTGGCGATATAGTTATGTTGCCTTAGTGCAACTATTGTGTATGTTTAGCTAACACGTATTCACGTAGGCGATTAACACCAAAAGTGGTACGCATAAACTCTAAGTAAGGTTTGCTTGCCTTTTGCTGATTACATTTCTGACAGGCTGGTACGATATTTGACGCGATGGTCTCTCCGCCAGCACTGCGAGGAATAACATGATCGAGAGTAAGATTAGATAGTTCAAAAGATTCTCCGCAATAAACACATGTACAGTCGAAATGCTCTTTAAGGGCTTTACGCCAAAGCTTTTTAGACATAGAACTGTTCATGGCAATCAGGTTGTGTAAATAGTGATCAGGTGTAGGAAGCAAGGGTGTCATCAGCGGTAACGTTTGTTATTGCCGTGTCCGTTACGAGCACGGTTGATCTTCATGGATTCACGTTTGAGGTTGCCCTTGCTGTCATGTGACATGTCGGGTCCACCTTTTCCGTAAATACCTGCTTTACGTCTTGCTTTATTAAGACGAGATCTATACGCTGATTTTCCAGGTTTCTTGTTATATGACCGCATATAGCTGCGGTGTTTTTCTGCTGCTTTCGGATTAGCTGCGTAGTACTTAGCGGTTCTACCTTTTTCCATACAGACGTGTCTGAACCATTTCAGGATCTACCTTTGGCAGGATTGTTGAAAGTTTGTCTAAAGGATTGCCGTCAAAAGCAACCCCAGAAATGTCATTTTTGACAAGCCAATCGCAGGCTGCCTTCAGATCCTGAGCCGTAGCTTCTCCAGATTTGATTCGCTTAAGGAATTCAGTAGTGACTAGATTATGAAGCTCATTAAATTGGTCTTCAGTTGCCTTGCGTTTAGCCATATCAGAGAAGTTTAGTTTTGATTACAGCAACTGCTTGGTCATCAAGTTGGTTGTCAGTGCGCTTAGCAAGAGCTTCAAGCAATTCAACAACAAGCTTTTTGACAGCACGAGACTGAAGAAAAGAAAACAGGATTGGACGAATAATAGTGATCATGATTACTTAAGGGTGAGTTGATCAAGTTTGTTTTCGATGCGGATCATGTGATCCTCCATGGACTTAATTATTGCCGCAAGATCAGCCTTAGAAACGTACTTTTCTGCTATGCGAAGCTCTATGCCATCGACACGGCGATCCATATCTAAGAGCCGATCATGTAGGTGGTTGATGCGGGAATGTAATCTATTTGTTAGGGCAGCTACCCCAGCTGCAGCAGCCAGGGCAGCAGTTACAGCTGCTTCAACCATTTGTTAATTAAGGGATAGAAGCACCTGTAGTGCCTGTTTCAAATGAAAGGGTGTCATTGCCTGCAGGAGCAGGAACAGGCTCACTGGAGCCGCTCACAGGCTCCTCTACGGGAGCAGGAGGTTCCCACTCACTGAAGCTGGGAGAGGTTACATAAGCAACCAACTCATCAGTGGTAGTAGTTGCTTGGATTGCTACCTCTTTAGTGTTGCTGTAAGTGCGGATCTCTGCACGACGATCAAGAACGTCTTGTGGGATAACAGCACCATTTTCAGCGTTACGAGTGACGTACCAGTCAGTAGGAGACAACAGGGTTCCAGCAGTCTCTTTGACTTTGCTAACCCACAGCTCTACAAGGCCAGTGTGGTCTTTAGGATTATCGACACCCCAGTAGAAGCGTTGATCCCAAGTATCCTCAACAGGATCAGGTACTTCAGAAATACCGATACGCTGCTTTTCTTCCCAGGTGGAAAGGCGCAGCCAATTTGCGGGGTAGGACACCCCATCATGAAAAAAAGCCCTGTCGTAAGGTAAGGGCTTACCATCAAGAATAAGCATAGTTTTATTTGATTTAATTAGCGTGCGCGGGCGGTTTTGAAGGGATGCTCAGCAAATGCGAGATATATGTAAGTGCCGTTATTTTCGTTAACTTGACCAGCACTTGAGCGCAATTTAAATCCATTAGCAAGAATGTCGATTGCTTGATCTGCAGCATCAGTTTCCTCAGCATTAGATAGGTTGCCGAACAAAGGCTCATTTGTGACGTTATAAGCACTTCTAGCTGTATCCAAAATTGTCCAGTGACTTGTGTCTGAAGTCATTTTCAAAACTACCCATCTCGGCCTAAATCCGGTATAAACAAACGGGGCTGAGTTATCAGAAGTTCCCGTGCCGGTGTACGAACCAAACGCGCTATAGCCTGCGACAGGTGCAAAAGCATATAGGACAATATCGCTATTCCAAGCAGCGGTTGGACCGGGCGGC